AGAATGGATTAAAGGAAAAACTCAATGGCTTATGGAGAAAATTTTTTAAAATGAAAATAGATTATGCAGTACCATATATAAATGTAAAGTTTACATCAGTCAAGGGAGATAAATTCGAAATAGAGAATGGAGAATTTGGAGGAGATATTATTAGTTTAACAACAATGAAAAATATAAGTTCACCAAATGGAAGTTTTACATTAAATATTATCGCACGAGATAATTATCAAGATTATTTTTCATTAGTTTCATCAGCAAAAAAAACAAATGCTTATGATATTTTTAGAGCACCTGGAATTGTAGATATTTATATAAATGGAAAAGAACAAATGATAGGAATCATAGATACAGTACAAAGAGAATGTAGTATACAAGGAAAGACACCGACGAGATCAATTTCTATAAGTGGGAGAGATTTGGGAGCATTTTTAGCAGATCATCAAATATGGGAAGATATCAGTATGTCGGGAGGAAGAATATATAATTATGCAATAGGAGAAGTAATGGAAAGTCTTGGAATATTGGGAGGAGAATCTCCAGCAAGTTTAATAATGCGAGCTGTTAATACATGGCTTATTGCAGTAATAAATCAATTTTTACCAGATTATAATAATCAATTTCAATTTGCAGATAAAGATAAAATGCAAGATAAATTAATTGCAATGTCTGAAATTGAATCTTCTTATGATGTTAAACAGAGAATGACTGTTCAGACTCCTATAGGAGCAAGGACAGCAGGATATTCATTGGGAAAAGTAAAAGGGCCAGGGGCGTTGTCTGAAATAAGTTATGGAGATTATTACCCTTTAAATATAAATTTGTGGGGGTATGGAGGAAATTTATGGAATTTCATACAAACAATGATTTCTGTTCCATTTAATGAATTATTTGTAGAAACAGGAGATGCTGAAGTTGTTTTAGGATATCCTCGAGTACATGTTAGTGGTGGTAGATGGAGAGATAGCGTTTCATATTATTCTGCAAATTTTAATAAAGGAGAAGGAAAGACTATTCAATTAACTTCGACTTCAAATCCAAAAAGGGGATTGCGAATTTGTAGAATGAAAAGTAAAAAAGCATATTTAGTTTTTAGACCTTGTCCTTTTGATGATATAGATAGGCCAGCATGTGAAAATTCTGCAGATTTAAGAGCAGGAATTCAACCAATTGATATGGATAGTATGTTAACAATGCAAGATTTAAAAGAATTTAAAATAGATGATTCAGTAATTGTAAAAAAGAGTTTAAATTTAAGTAAAAATGATATTCCGTCTTTATATAGAGTAATGCCTTCACAAAATATGGGAAATGCAGATGCAAGTAAGGGTTATTCTCCAGCGAAATATGATGAAAGGGCATTAAGAAGATATGGATATAAACCTTTAGAAGTAAAATTGGATTCTTATGACTTGAATACAAAAAATTTAAAAGAGGGAGATCCTATAGATGTTTCAATACGATTTCAGAAAAAATTACAAAGCTGGTATGAAAATTCTGATAGATTTTTAGAAGGAACAATAATAATAAAAGGAGATGAAAAAATTAGAATAGGAAATAGATTGAGTTATGAAAAATTAAATGGAGAAATTGAATGTGAACATGAAGAAGGAAAATATTATATAACAGGAGTTAATCAAAATTATATTTTTGGAAAAAGTTTTACAACAAATTTAACTTTAGAACGTGGTATGTGTCCAAAAATAATGGAGAAGTAAATTGGAAGAACATTATGAAATGCATTATGGAGTAGTTACAAGAGTAAAGCAACAAGTTGGTGAAAATGTAGACGCTAAAAGACTTGTTTGTGATATAAGATTAGATACTGGGGGGCCTTTAAATAATGTTCCTTATTATGGAGGCGGAGTTGATAGTGTTACAAAATTTCCACATGGATTGTTTATTCCTCCAAGAGAAAATCAAAAAGTTGCAGTAGCTTTTATTCAAGGATATTGGCAAAGTCCCGTTTGTTGCTTTCCAATACCACATCCTTGTTGGAAAATAGAAGAAAAAAATTATAGTGATTATAATGATATAATGGGAGACTTAGATGATATTGGATTGTTTCATTATAGTGGTAGTAGAATATATTTAAAATCAAGTGGAAAAATTGAGATAGCAAAGAAAATAGCAGCAGTAGAACATAAAATAGAGTTTGAAATAACAGCAACAAAAGTAAAAGTAAAATTTCCAACAGCAACATCGGTTGAATTGGGAAGCAATGCATTACAAGCATTATGTAATAATTTTCCAAATTGTATATTTTCTGGAGCATTGCATGCAGTTGGAAATGTACAAGTAAAAGTATAGGAGAAAAGTATGGCAATGGATGGAGATGTAATGGCAGCTGCAGTTGTTGCAGCAGTTGGTACGTTATCTGAAACAGATAAGCGAAACCAAACTAAAGTTATGGAAAAAATGTGTGGAGCTATTGTTGCACATATACAAGCTAATGCAGATGTTGCAGCAGTAGGACTTGGGAATTGTGCAGGTACTCATATTCATGCAGCTGGAGCAACGGAAGTAACAGTAACAAAAAATGGCCCGGGAGCAGTAACATAATGGGATTAACAAAATTATTAGGAACAGAATACATACCAACAGCAGCATTTTCGTTTGAATTCTTTAAAAGGAATCCAACAACGAAAAGATTTGGACTTGCGGATCAATTAGGTGAAATATTTTTTCTTCTTCCTCCAGAAGAATATAGTATGACAGAAGGATATCGAGTTTCAATTTCAAAAACAGCTGGAGGAGGATGGGTGGATGATTTTGGAAATGATTTTAAACAATTAAGATTATCAGGAAGTTTATATAGTTATTATACAGGATATCCTGTGACGAGTGCTAATATAGAAACGGGAGCGTTAGGGGGAATGAAAAATTATGTTAAAAAAATTGGTAATGATGTATTACAACAAGGAAAAAAATTAGTAGAAGGAGTAGCTAATGAATTTGGAGTTAGTATTCCTGGATTAAAAGGATTAAGTGGACTAGAAGAATTTTTTAAATTAAGGTATCTAGTTTCAAGATTTCGAGATGTAATTGTAGATGACAAAGGTCAGAAAACTACTGTTGCTGCTCCAAATATTCCAGAACTTGAAAGCATAGTTGATCAAGTTTCAGGAAAAGCATTATATGATGCGATTGGAATTGTATATCATGATTATGATGATAATAATCATTTTGAAATAGTTTTTACTGATTTTACAATGAGAAAAAGCAAAGATGATCCGTTTACAATAAATTATGTTATAGAAATGACTTGTATGAGAATGGTTGATAATATGTATCTTGGAGAAGGAAAGATAACTCAAAAAGAAAGTGCTTCTGCTGTATTAACAGAATTTAGAAAAACATATAATGATATTTTAAATGATATACAAGATATAGCAAATATTCCGAATGCACTTATTAATACTTATAATGCATTAGTACAAGCAGGTCAAGATTTATATACTGATATAGAGCGTTTTGCAGATAATGTTTCAACTAATTGGGATGAAATGGTTGCAAAAATAGAAAAAATAAAAGAAAAAAACAATGAGTTTGAAGCATTATTATTTTCTACTTTATCAGGATATGTAATAGAATTATTAAAAGATGAAACATACCAGTTAAATGAAGGTTTTATAAATATACAAATCTTACTAGATAAACAAAGAGAAATATTATCTCACATGAAAGGAATTGAAAAATATTTTAGTTTAGAAGAATCAGAAAAAACATATATAGTTGATGAAAAAACATTAGAAGAAAATGATTTTGAATCAGATGCAGAAGAAAAACAAGACAATGTGTTTACAAGTAAAAATAGAATATATTATTTAATAAGACAAGGAGATACATTATCAAAATTAGGATATAAATTTTATGGAGATTATGAAAAAGCAATAATTATTGCAGAAGTAAATGAATTAAAAAATTCTGATTTTGAAAATGAAGCAATGGTAGGAGTAACGATAGTTATACCTTTAGAATTTCGAGCACCTTCAAGAATGCTAGATAATAATTTAGTTTATTATAAAAGATTAAAACAATCAACTCCAAGAGAACGACAGTTACAAATACTTGGAAGTGATTTAAGATTGAATTCTAATAGAGAAATTGTAGCAGATGGAACAGGAGATTTATCATTAATATATGGAGACGAATGTTATATGGAAAATATTAATGATAGATTAAGATTTAAAGTTGGAACATTAAGTCCTATACATCCGAATTGGGGAATCTTGCTTAATGTAGGAAATGCACCTTCAAGTGTAGCAATAATGAGAATTTTAGATAATATAGAAAACCAGGCATTAAGCGATCCCCGAACGCAAAAAGCGTTTATAGATAGAGAAAAAGTTGATTTATCTGCAGATACATTGAGAATTTTTTTACATACAAAGCCTTATTCAGGATCGGAGCAAGTTATAGATGCTGTAAAAATTTCAGCAGGATTATTAGTATAAGGAGTAAGAAATGGCAATAATATATCAACCCAAGACTTTTCTTCAGCTTTATGATGCAATGAAACGCTATTTGACTGGAGAAAATTCAGGATTAAATAATTATAATATTGGAACAAGATTGTCAGTAATGTTAGAAGCAATTGGACTAGTTTTATCACAAACACATGGAGATTTTTATACAGCTCTAAAAGCAGCAATTCCTGTTTCTACATATAATGCTTTTAAATTTACTAGAGCTCCAGGAACTCAATCATCTGGAACAATGGAATTTTCAAGAATAGGAGCGGCTCCAGCAACATATCCAATTCCTATAGGAACGTCAATAATACTAGATGGAATTAAATTTGAAACTATAGTTGCTGGACAAATAACTATTGGAAATGTAGCAAGTGGAAATATAGCAAGTCAATGTAGTTATATTGGGACTGATGGAAATATTGGACTTGGAGCAATCGATACATTAGTAGGACAGGGAACGTTTGTAAATCAACCAGATGGAATTGAATCATGTAAAAATAATGTAGCATTTGCTGGAGGGACGGAAGAAGAAAGTGATGCATCAAGAATTGAAAGATTTCGAATATACATTGCTTCATTAGCACGAAGTCCTGTTTTAGGATTAATGACAGCTGCTTTAAATGTAGACGGAGTTGTTTCGGCATCTGTAGTTGAACATAGTCCAAGTCCAGGATGGTGTACAGTATATGCAGATGATGGAACAGGAACTTTGTCTGCTGCATTAAAAACAGCTGTAGAAAAAGAAATAAATGGAGATTTATCAGATTCAATAAATTACCCCGGATATAGAGCTGGAGGAATTTCAGCAAGAGTATTAGCACCTTCTGTACAACTAGAAAACATAACAGTAGATATTAAAATTTTAGATTCAGCATTGTCAGATCCAACAACATTAAAAGCATTAGCTCAAACAGCATTAGAAACATATATAAATACATTAAGATTGGGATATGATATAATTTTAACTGAAATTAGTTATGTAATAAAAGCAGCTCATATTGATATATATGATGTAACAATTACATTACCTGTAGCAAATGTTGTAATTGCAGGCGATGAAGTGGCAAGAACGAATGTAGTAACTGTGTCACATAGTATTGTGAGTATATAGGAGAAAAAATGGCAGATAGATCTATAGAATTACTAAATACTCATTTGCAGATTTTTAATACATCAGCTGGAGAATATTTACAACTTGTAGGAGATGTATTAAGAACTGAACGAGTTGTTGCGGGAGATGTGACAAAACAAATTAAAAGTTTAGAAATTAAGGGATATACATTAGCAAATACAGATAATTATAAATTATATTGGGAGTTGAATGATGCTGCTGGGACAAGAACTTTGAGTTTCTGGAAAGATGCAGCAAAAGTAACAAAAGTTTTAGAAGGTTCAAAGGTGGGAGACGGAACATTTGTTTTAGCTGCAATTGGTGGTTCGGGACTAAGTGGAACAACAAAAATTGAATGGACTCTTAATGATGTAGATGTAGCAAATATTGTTTATATATTAAATTTAGAAGGATATATAAAATTAAATGATATGAATACGGGAGCGATAAGCAATCCTTTAGAATATACACGAAGATTAGGAGATTTTTTAGTAGAACAATTAAATATATCTAATGCACTAGATAGTTGGCTAACTTATTCTGGTGGTACGATGTATGATGTACCACGTAATGCTGGTGAGTCAGATATTGATTATCAAATAAGAATTATAGCACAAACAACAGCAATAAAAGTTACAATATTATCAATAAGAGATATGCTAGAAAACTATGGTGATAATGTCGTTATGATAGAAGGACAAGCAGGAGGTGCTTATGCTAACGTATCTTATGCAAATTGTTATACTGATTTTAAAATAACAGGATTTGATATTGTGAAAGCAGCAATTGCAACTACATCAACATTATTATTCAATTTTAGAGCTATTATGGAGAATGTAAGTGCAAGTGATTATATGTTAATACTATCAATGATAGATAATTATAAGGCTGGCGGTGTAAGTTACAGTGTTCAGATCGATTAAGGAGAAAAAGATGATTAAAGAAAGAAGAAAAGAATTGAAAAAATGGAAAAAATATATGAAAGCATGGTTTGAAGAAAAGAAAATATTAAGAAAAGAAAACGAAATAAAATTATTATTTCTTAATAAAATAATAGAAAATTATAAAAAACAAATAGAAGTTGTGACAAAACAAATCGAATTGAATAATTTAAGTTATGAAAAAGGAAAAAGGCATTGTAAGAAAGTAGAAAAAGAGTTAGGAGAGAAAAAATGAAAAAGTTTAAATTTGTTCAACATGTAGATTTTCAAAAAATAGAGGCAGATAAGACGATTACTCGAATTGGAGATCATGCAAAAGATTTACTACATACATTAGTAAAGGGAGTAATTTCTGAAGACAATGTTTGTATTAGGGGAGGAGATTTTACAACACCTGCAGGATGGACTTTTAAAGTAGAGGCAGATGGTTTGTGGATAGTTCAAAAAAGTGCAAGTGAAATGTGGGTAATAAGTCAAGAAGATGAAGAATTATTAACTGTAGCAGCATCAGATCCTGCAAATATTAGATATGATTTAATAGAGGCAACTTATAAATTAACAGATGCATTTGCATCAACAGTAAATATTATAAATCCTGCAACGGGAGCATTGACACCTGAAAGTCATTATGTAGATAGAGAAGTAGATATGGAAATGTTTGTTAGAACAGGAACACCTGGAGCGGGAATAAGTCCAAACCTAACAGCAGCTTCAGCAGCAACAATAACGGGAACTCCAGTAATAACAACAGTTGATTTATCAGTTAATTATAATATAAAATTAGATGTTGATCAAACAGGAAC